GAAGGCACTGGCGATCGGAGTGTAAAGGACGTCGGCGGCCAGGATCTTCTGGGATAGTCCGTTCTCCTTTTCCTCAAGTTGCCAACCATTGAGTAGGTCCACGATCGTCTCGAATACCTCTTTGGCATCAAAGCCTTTTCCTTCGTAGAGGTCCCCTGGGGTGTGAATGAATTCGCTCCAAGGCGCTGTTCCTGGAATAAAGAGCAGTTGTCCTTCCCTGGCGGTGAGCTTGGGGGTTTCAACGTCAGAAAAAATGATCTCTCCGTCGGTAATTTCTCCCTTGATCAAGGTTTTCCCATTTGATATGTAAGTCACATCGTCGATAAGATGCATACCGCTGGTCAGCTCCTTGATGGCACCTCGGGGAGCTGTATTCATATTTACAATCTCAACAGCTTGCTGCAGGCACAGGTTCCGCAGCTTGGTCGCGGCTTCGAATGGCTTCGGATAGAGATCTCCGTTTTTGGTGAATTTGCTCTCCACTTCCAGAGGCTCGCCAATCTTCTTGCAATATTCTTGAAGAGTCATGCTGATCGCAGTTTGCAATTCCAACCGGCACCGGTCGGACTGCTTTCCTACGGGAAGGTTGACCAAGCTTCGGGTTGCCGGGTCGTACATGATGTGGGATCTCGCTCCGTTGGTGTCTTCGTAGTAAAGGGGCGAGAAGCGCCGTTGTAGGTCGTGAGCGATCTTGATGACAAAGGATGCGATGGAGGACTCGTCTAGATCGTCAAGTAGCGCGGCGGGGATGAGGTCAGTTTTGATCCCAAGTTCTTTTTCGATTCTTTGGTGCAGGGCCACTCGGTCCGCATCAAAGAGGCATTTGGAGATGTTGGTGATCTGGTTGATCTGAGTGAGGTCATCCGTGTCGGCGAGCCTTGGGGCTAGGATCTCATAGGCCCAGTCGGACTTGGCCGCGAGGTTGTCCTGCACCATCTTCCAGAATACTTCGAAACCGAATTTCCCAACCGCCTCTTCTGGGTCGATGCGGGACGGAGCATCGAAGGGCCAGACCATGACTTTCTTTATCAGGTCTGCGCTGCTCTTCAGAATGTGCTGCGCCCATCCAATTCCGCCTCCGTCATTATCAGGGACGATGTGCAGGTTCGAGATTCCGAAGTCAGCCAAGAACTGTAGATTGACTTCATGATTCCCTCCAGTTGAGATAACGCACAGATCGTCATGTCCCGCGGCGCGGCTGTGGGAGAGGATCGATAGTGCATCGAACTCGCCTTCGAACACGTAAACCGGGTTGTCCTGTAGATTACCAAGTAAATGGACGAAAGTGTTCAGGCAGAATACGCCTTCGTAAGTGTCGACGAATTCGTCCGAGATCAACCGAAAATTCTTGGAGAAAGGCTCGCGAGTTTTGATGTAACTGATCGTAGATGGGGAACTGAAGGGGAACATGGCGATATGGCCGATAGTGTGCAACGCATTGGCCAGGTACACATGGGCCAGAATTGGCTGGTAAAACTGCGAAATTCGGGAGGTCTCGAGAAACGATTTCAGCTTGGCCACAGGTGGAACGATGCCGATGGGCCAGAGTTGCGAGGTAGAGAAATCTAGACTGCGTGTGCGTAACCAATTGATGGCTGCTTCGGCGTAAGGTTCGGTCTTGATCAATTGCTCGCGGAATTCATTGTTACAGGCCCGGAAAAAGGCCATCTTCATCTCATTGTGCTCCTTGGCCATCTGGAGCTTCTCTGCTGTTTTTCCGGGGAATTTGATGTTGAAGCGCTGGCTCAGATCACCGATGACATTTAGTGTGGTGTACCCGGACAGCTTCCGGTAAAAGTCCAATGGGTTCCATTCACGATAACCGCACCCATGGCAGTAAACGAACCCCTTTTCGATCAGGATGTCCATCGACGGGGTGCTCTCTTGATGCTCTAGGCACGACCCTCGGATGGTACCTCCCGACTTTTTCCATTTTCCGTCTGGCTTGAACTCGCAGGCTACACTAAACCAATCATCTACACTGATCTTCGTCCAGAGCCCTTTCAGAAATTCGCGACTGAGTGGCGCGGTTTTCTTGTTGGCTTTGGAGCTCACGATTGATCCTCTCCTTTCGTTACGGGATGCTGCATGTTGAGCGGACAGGCGGGCATGTAGCCACAGAACGAGCACAGCCAACTTTTGATCGCTCGGTCAGTCTGAGCCTGTTCAGCGCTACCATTGAGGTAGCTGACGAACCAGGGGACGAGGTCGTTTTCAATTGTCACGCGGGATATCATGGGGAGCCAGACAATATGGTCTTTTTGAATGAAGTTGAAGGCCATTTGGACCCCGGAGAGATCGGGGAATTTTGTCATAGCGCCCACGGCGTAGAGCTTGTGCTGGTGTCCGTATTTTTCTTGAACTTGGGGCAGGTCTAGTTTCTCACCGCTTTTGTGGTCGATAATGATCACATAGTTGTCGGGGGTTTTGAATGCTAAGTCCCAGATGCCTTTGAACAGTTCACTCTTGTCGTTGTACGGTGCAGCCTGAAGGTCGTCGGTGAAGCTGAATTTATGCTCGATAAATTCCTCGGAGATCGAATGCTTTTGTTTGTAGGCCTGAACCTTTTCGGTAAACATACGAATGTTGTGAAGATAGCTCATAGCTTCTTCTGTTTCTACACTGGTTAGCTTTTCTCTCATGGAGATACCCAATAGAGTTTGTTGGAGCGCCCCTTCGGGAATCCCTTGTAGAAAAGATTCGAGCATACGATGAACAGCTTTTCCGATTCGAGAGCCCGGACTTCGTGGGGGTGCGATTTCGCGAATGCGCTTCAGGTACTTCAGTTGAAAACTAAAAGGGCAATTTCTGGCTAGCGCGGCTTTGCTCATCGACCAAGGTTTCAGAGTACGAGCTGCATCTGAGAGTTGCATTCGTTGGGCCTCCGCGATGACGGAAGAAAGCAATGCCCAGGATAGGGTACCGTCCCGGGCATTGCTTGTCGTTTGACTACAGGTTAGCGAAGTCCGCCATGTTTTTGCCGGGGGCCTCATTGGTCCCTACAGCCGTGGCAATCACTGCAGCGTTCTCGGCGAGCTTGGTGGCCAAGTCGGCTTTTACGGCCATGCGCATTTGTTTGAGCGCTTTGTTCAGTTCGGCCCCAGCGAACTGCAGTTCCTTGGGCGATGCCTCGACGAACGTTGTGACTGCTGCGTGGTACGGTCCTTTGGGCCCTTTGATCTCTTCGGTGTCGAGGGAGTAAACCCGGGTCCAGAGGTTTTGTGCGGCGCTCATGCACTGGCTGATGATGTTCCGGCCAGCTTTGGCGCTGCCGCCACTGAAGGATACCTTGTACATCTTGGCGAAGTCGAGGGTGATGAAGAAGAAGTTCAAGAAGTCGTTGCAGTCTTGGCGCTGCTTGTCCTTCCAGGGGCGATCTGGGCACTGAGAACAGATCAGTCCGGCGGTGCTGTGCTCCTTGTCTTCGGAGATGCAGATCTCCTTCTCGCCCATTTCACCGAACTTCATTCGGTTTTCCCAGGTGAAGATCGGGATGAGTAGCATCGGTCTTTGATAGATCTCACCAGTGTCTGGAGAATAGAGGTCTCCGTTCTTGGCGGGGAGATTGGTGCGGGACATCGCTTGTTTGATCCGAATCATCGGTGGCCGGTAAACATACCGGGACGTGTCGATGTCCCCCAATTCTAGCTTGCTCTCGGCAGGGTTGAAAAGATTGAAGAGACCAGTCACGTTCTCTCGATACTTCTCAGGAACAGCGGCGGAAAGTTGTTCGAGGCCAAGTTTCTCGGAAGGCGCTACTTTTTGCATCTCAGTAGTCATATGGGTCTCCTTGAAGAAGAAGTGTTAGGTTCTGAATCCTAGGTCATCCACCCGTCCCGAATCAAGCAAATTTGACAAAAGTTTTACATGTGTTTTCAGCACGTTGTGAACAAAATTCTAAGTGCTGAATTTTCTTGCTCACCTCCTTTTCTGTCGATAAGCTGATTGCGTATCACCACAATCAAACCGACTGGTGCTTGGTTCACGCATGGACCGTACTTTTAGCCAATATTACAAAGAGGTTTCTAATACTAAGCAGCTTTCCCCACACGAAGAGCGCGAACTTTTTTATCGCTACCAGCGAAAGAAAGACTTCGTTGCACGGGATCACCTTGTTCACAATTGCTTACGTACGGTAGTTAAAATCGCTGCCCGCTATTCGCGGGACTCTGAGATCTTCAAGGATTTGATCTCGTCAGGAAATATTGGCATTCTCCATGCGCTTGACCGTTACGACCCTAGCTATAATACGCGTTTCCTCTCCTATGCTACCTACTGGATTCATCTGTTCATTCGTGAAGAAGCGAGTTCGAATCTCATCCCGCTCCCCAAATGGCGGAAAAAAGCATTGGCCAAGATTGGTCGTGAAAAAGAGAAAATATACCAGAGAGAAGGGCGCAAGGCAGAAGAAGCCGATCTGCGCGGTTGTGCCCAACTCTCTGATGTGCAACTCAGGAGACTGCTTCGTTCGGATGGCAATCCACAATTCACGGTAGCTGAGGAAACGTACGACCCCCATCTATCGGTGGCTGGAAACTTTGGTGGGGACATTGACGCGTCACGAACGCGCGAGATGTTCAAAGAACAAGTTCTTCGATTACCCCACAGAGAACGATTTGTTCTCCTGAGCTACTACGGTCTGATTACACCCTCGATGTCTCTTCGTCAGATAGGTTCAATCATCAACATGAGCTCTGAGCGTGTTCGTCAGATCAAGGTCCAAGCGATGATCCGCGTTCGCGGGAAGCTTAGTCATTGCAATGAGTTCACGTCTTCTTGTCAGTGAGTCGTGGCTGTATCGGTGAGGGACTGCTCAGGAGCAGTTTCGGTATCCAGGAACGGTTCTTCGATGACCTTGACCTTCCCAGGTGCATGTGAGACTTCTTCCAGTTCGAGTAATTGCTCGGCCCCACCGAGTTGAAGAGCCCAGGTGATCCCGCGCATCAGGCCCTTCAGGTACTCAGACTTCATTCGCTCCTCGCGTTGTTTGGCCTGTATCTGGCGCCGATTGAGTTCGGAGAGAGTGTTGTTGACGTCTTCCCAGTCGCGGGGTTTCATGACGTCTTTGATGTCCTTGGTCTTTCTTGGACGGCCCTTCTTGGAGTTTTTGATCTTCCCCTCGCCGACGTTGGCGACTAGTTCGCGAAAGGCTTCGATGCCCATCTTCTCAGCTTTCCCGAGGAGCTTCTTCTGGGTCTTTTCATCAGTGATGCGGCACAACTCTCGAGCGTGGGTCGCGGTGATACGCCCGGCTTCCAGCGAGTCTTTTACTACGTCGGTGAGCTTGAGCAGTCCGATTCGCTGCGAGATGTAACCGGCGGTCCTATGAATCGCTCGAGCGAGCTCATTCACCGTGAAGACCTTCTTTTCGATTGCTTGGGCGTATGCCCTTGCCTCTTCCATGGGCTCTAGGTTCAGACGCTCCGCGTTCTCGGTCAGTCGGATGGCAAATTCTTCCTGTTCGCCGAGCTTGGCGTAGACCTGCGCGGGAATCTGCTTCTGCCCGAGCGCGCGAACGGCGGCGAGACGGCGATGTCCGAAGATGACCTTAAAGCATTGCTTGTCTTTTGCTTTTTGCAGCAACCCGATGGGTTGCAGCAAGCCCTTCTCCTGAATCGAGGTCTTCAGCTCATTGACCGATTTTTCCCATCCGGGATCCCGAAGATTCCCCTCTTCCCAGATGTCATCGACAGCGATGAGAAACTTATGACCCGCGAACTTCTCTTGTGGCTTGTTGGATTTCTTTGTCACGTTTGTGGCCTCCGTTGGTAATGAATGCTTGGTTATTGACGACTTCGTGCAGCTCGATGGTCAGGTCTTCTGGGGTTAATTGAGCGCCTTGCAAGATGCGACCAACAGCATGGTAAAACTCTCGAGAAAACTCATCGACATATTTTCCGGAATTGTGAAAGGATATCCAGAGATTCACGATTCGATCGTATCGATTGACGATGTCACGCTGAACTTTCTGGACGCGGGAGATCTGCATTTTTTCTTTAACTTTGGGGGGCATTGCCGGTTTCGGCATCAAGATCCTCCTCGGGCTCGAATGGTTTGCTGCCGCAATGGTAGCAGACATAGACGCGCCCAGCTTTCATCTGATCAGCATCTAACGGCTCTTGGCATTTGGGGCATAGGCCGCTTTGGGTGGCCTGGGTAACTTTTTCAGGGTCTTCTTTTACGCCGAACTTTTCCATGGTGTACTCCCGAAAGTCCTTTCGCGCAAGTTTGACATTTCGCCCTGCAGCATTCAAGAGCTTTCTGATTCTAGTGGCCCCAGTCTTGGTTGGTTTCTTACCCATCTGAAGGGCCTCTCCCAGCAACTTTGACGAAACATCGTAGATGTCGGCAATCATGGCGAATTCGGATTCGATTCCTGGAATGAGGGTAGACATGTTGTTCTCCTGAATAGTTGTTTTATTTCCTACAGATATCGAAGTATCCGCATTGCTTTTCGGTGCAGGACCAGCTCCCAGGCGCGCACGGAATGAAGTTCCCGGAGTGAATCCCCTGGACGACCCGTTCGACGAGGAGGTCGAGCCAGACCTGGTCGCGATGGTCTCGTGTAGCAGAGAGCTTGACAATCTTTGGGGACTTGGTCTTCACGAAACAATCGAAGCGAACGTTGGTGAGCCCAGTGGCTTTGGCGTAGACGGTGAGCTGTAGATCTCCTTTGACCTCGGCCTCGGGCTTGGTCATGCTGACCACTTTGTGATCAACGACCGTTCCGCTGCCTGCACCATCGACCAGGTCAATGAAGCCAATGATTGGAATCTTGGATGGGCCGACGAGCACCTGGAAGTCCTGTTCGACGCTCTTGGGCTGAACGCTGGGGAGGAAATGTTCATGATATATTTCCAGAAATTTCATTCCTCGTTTCTCGGCATCCTGGCAATAGACAGTCTTGTCGGACTCCTCCCAGTCTTCGACCTCTTTCTCCTTCTCGGTCCAGGTCTGGCGCCAAGTGTCTTTCAAGAGATCTAGATAGACGTGCTGACCGGTCATCTTCTCTCGGAGCGCGCGTTCTATCGAGCGGTGCAATACTGATCCTTCGGCCATTGAGGCCCTGGGTGGCTTGATGATTCCCTGCACATAGCGCCAGAAGTATTGCATCTGGCAGCGCAGGTACGTTTTGATCTGGGATGCGCTGAGGTACCCCGAGGGAAGCAAGGCGCTCTTCGGGATGTCTCCGTCCTCGAAGAACGGTTCGGGTTCGATCATCCGGTCTCCTTTCAGTTTGGTCTTTTTAGGGATTCTCCAGGCATCATCTCGCGGATGACAGTTTTGGTGCTCAGGATCTGGTTGGCATACTCGGGGTGAGGGAGCAACTTGGCCAGCTCGTCGATCTCTCCCTGGGAGAGGGTCTTTCGGGGTTGAGGATTGGAAGGTGGCGGCGGTGCAACGGCCACGGGAGGGTGGACGACGAGCGTTCCGGGTGGGATGGAGGCTCTTGGAGCGATTTGAGCCAGGGTGACAACGCGAACCATAGGTAAAGATGCTCCGTCGAACTGTGAATCCTTCCAACTGAAGAAGGCTTCTTCCTCGCCAGGCTGGATAAACGGAGCGAAGCCTCTCTCATTCAAGTCTCGTTCGAGCAATTCCTCGATTTCGGCTCTGTGCCATTGTACTTCGATCTTGACGTCCATGAAAATCCTCCCTGTTGAAATTCACTCTCTTTTACCACCTTTTAGATGGGTTTTGGGACCGTTACGATCCGATCGATTCTCGCTTTGAACTTACACCCTTTCTGGTAAATTTGAACCCCTTGCGCCATGCAGGCTATCATCTGAGGACAAGTAATACAGGCCAATTTGTCGGCGAGGGTTGTGGCGACCTCTTCTTTCTTCTCTAACGACTGGTACAGAAAGTCCAGAACCGACCCTCGGCGGGTCAGTCGGTAGACAGTTACTGGCTTGTCTTGGCCGATACGGTAGTTTCTGTCCAAAGATTGGAGATAACTCCCCAGGTCGTAGTTCAATCCGTAATAGATCATGTACGAGGCCCCGGTGAGGGTGAGGGCCACTCCGGTCGAGATCTGGGCAAGCCAGACACGAAGTTGGGGTTCAGTATTGAAGCGATCAGCGAGTGAAGGTGCCCGCTGACTATTCGATCCATCGACACGGATATATTCGATCCCTTTTTCTTTGAGCATCGCTTCAACCAGATTCAGTTCTTCTAGGAAATGAGCCCAAACGATGATTTTATTGCTGTCTTCTGCAAGAATACCATCTAGAAGTTCGGACAGAGCTTCCGCTTTGCCCCCGTCCTTGAAGTGGGCCTTCGACCCTAGAGTATTTACCGGGTAAATTCTACAGCCCCCCGTTAGGGGGGTGGTAGAGCTCTGGACGCAATTGGGAAGGTGCTGGCAGTAGTCGCAGATCTCTTTCGGAATACCATGAATCACAAAGCCAGATAACACTTGCAGCAATTTTTGGATTAGGACGCCGCCGGAAGCGGCAGTGACGGGATGCTGAGAAACGACCGTGTGCATGTTTTTGACCAATTCGTTGTAGACTTTCTTCTGTTCAGCGGTAAGGTCAAACTCCACGTCTACGATCGTTCGGGGTGGGAGATCAAGACACTCTTCTTTCTTTTTTCGCAGAGAAATAGGATCAGTTTTCCATTTCAGGATGTCCAAGTTTCGATAGCCAACGACCAGATGAATCTTCTTTTTCTCTGGGGCCTGCCCTGGTACACGGGGCTTTTTTGGATCGCGGATCTCTTTATCAGTGATCACGCAGAATCGTTTTTGAAAATTCCAGAAATCGAGTCCCGCGATGTGGTTCCCCAGGAAGGTCAGTTGCCCCCAGAGGTGTCGCGGGTCGCCCAGTGATGGGGTGCCGCTTAGTAATGTCCGCCGAGAAGCCTTCGTAGCCAGTGCAATAGCCGCTTTGGTCCGGGTCGAGTTGTGGGTCCGTAAGTAGTGTGACTCGTCGGCAACGATATAATCGTAGTCGAAACTTGCTCGGATCAGTTCATGGTAGAGCTTGGCAGTGTCATAATTGACGATGAGAATATCGAGCGCTTCGGCATGGGAGAGAGTCCGAAGCTTCGCTTTTCGATCCCCAACCAAAGCTTCGAAAAGAAAGGCCCCCACCCCGGCATGACGAATAATTTCTTGGGCCCAGTTGTAGATTCCGACGGAGGGGGTGAGGATGAGGGTACGTTCGTGGGTGTAGCGTATGGCATCAATGACAGCTTTTGTCTTTCCCAGTCCCATGTCATAGAACACCGCCGTTCTGAGCACCTGGGTGATGAACTTTGTTGCTTCTTCCTGGTGCTGGTAAGGGACTGTCACGTAGGTAAAGCTGGGATCGAGATCGATCTCGAAGGTCGGCATCTTGTCATAGAGTCGATCTTGATTCTTGATGAACGCAGTTGCTTCATTCGAAAATTGCAAAGTCGGTTCGACGATCATCAGATCGTTGGCGACCTGACGGGTATAGGGGTAGTAGGCTGGAAACAGCCAGCAGGCCATGGTCTTGGGACGTATGGCACCAAGCACGCGTTTATACTCGTGGCTTGGACTCTGGACGAGGAAGGCAGGTGTCTTCTTGATCCAGAATAGGTTACAAGTAGTTGTCGGCATGACGGGATCCTTTTCCTTTTATTTTTCTGAAAGTTGGCCTAAAGTTACCTAAGTCTCGGAAAAATTTTCAAGGAGCTACTGCTTATGACCAATATGATCAGCACCGAAATCGACTTTGTGACTCGAGGTGTTCAGCATCCCAATCCGCTGTTTGATTACCTCACCACGTTTGTTCCACGCCGATTGAAGTCGCTGTTTCATTATTGCGAGTACCTCTACTTCAACTGCCCTCAAGTCTTTGCCGCTCTCAGCAAATTTGCAATATACCCGATTACGGACTTTGTCTACGAGACCGATAGCGAAGTTTTGAAGAACAAGTACAAGCGTCTCAACGACAAAGTTCTGAAGCTCAAAACCATTCTGATTCAAACGGGTATCGATCGGCATGTTTACGGAAATTCGTTCATTTCCATGTACTTTCCATTTCGACGCTTTCTGGTGTGCCCGGACTGCAAAACGAAGTACAACCTGCGGTATGTAGAATTCAAGTTTCGAATTCATATGAAGGAGCCGCAGTTCACTTTCCACTGTGAACGATGCGACAAGAGTGTGAAAGCGGAGGTCGAGGACGTTAAGTTGCGCATGCCCTCTCCGCGGGATATCCACGTCATTCGTTGGGATCCTAAATGCATCGAAATCGATGGCAATCCAATTACGGGAGAGCAAGAGTTCTATTACGAGATCCCCAGCGTTATCAAGCAGCAGATCAAAGACGGTAACTCCCATATGTTGGCGACGATGCCAATGGCTTTTTTGAAGACTATCGCTCAGGACAAACTGTTCAAGTTTGCCAAAGGCAAGATTTTCTTCATGCGAGCCGAGGGACCAGCTGGAGTGGATAACGATTGGGGATTCCCGCCACTACTCTCAACACTCAAGCAGTTCATGTACGTCAGCTCGCTGCGCAAGGCGAACGAAGCTATCGCCCTTGAGTACCTGACCCCGTTTCGGGTTCTGCATCCGGCCCAGGCAACTGCTGCTGGGGACCCAACGATTACGATCTCGTTGAACAACTGGATCAACGAAACCAAGATGAATTTGCAGGCGTGGCGTCGTGACCCTCTCCATTTGATGTTCTCACCAATACCTCTGGGGGTGACGATGTTGGGTGGTCAGGGTCGCGCGCTTATGGTGACAGGAGAGATCGTCGAGGCTGAAAACTCGATTATCGCGTCTTTGGGGATTCCTCGGGAGTTTCTCTATGGTGGGTTGTCAGCGACAGGATCCGGGGTAACCCTGAGAATGCTCGAAAATCAACTCTTGAACTATACGACCCAGCTGATCGCTCAGGCTCAGTGGATCGACGATAAGTGTGCCGAGTTTCTGGGTTGGAAGAAGACCAAAATTGAGCTCGAGCCGTTCAAGTTGGTCGATGATGTCCAGCAGAAAGCGATCCTCTTCCAGGCCAATCAGGCGTCTGGGGGAACACTTATCTCAAACACTTCAACTGCCAATTTGCTCGGTCGGGACATCAAAGACGAACGGAGTCTCCGAAAGCAAGAGACCTTGGACGAGCAGAGGTTTCAGTTCGAACTTCAGCAGGAAATTCAGAAGATGCAGCAGAGTCTTTCCACTCAGGCTCAGAGCGCTGTGCAGGCGAATCAACCGCAGGGCTACGATCAACAAGCGATCATCGCTCAAGCTGATACCATTGTGCAGCAGATGATGACCATGGATGATAGCTCACGAAGAAGCTTGATGCACTCTCTGCAGATGGAAGACATGGTCATGTACTCTGTAGTCGTTCAGCGCTGGGAGGAAGTCCAGACACAGCAGCGAGCATCAATTCGGGAGCAGATGAATCAGCAGATGGCTCAAGGCGGAATGGGTGGAATGCCAGGGATGCCCGCTGGGATGCCAGGTGGCATGCCTTCTGGTGGGACCCCCATGACAGGAGGCATGTAACGTGGATATCAAACCCGCTGGTGGTCCAGAAATTCCTTTTGACAATTCGTTCGCTGATGTTGCGAGTCGATTCGGGTCAGCGTCCTCTCGGGATGTTCCGCCGGTTCATCCAGCAGATAATTTGTCCTACGTCTCGGATCAAGAGGTCCAAGATTACGTCGATAAAAAGACCAGCCGAAACCTTTTTACGGTTGGCAAGTATCGATGCTGCGCGGCGGTGTTCACGTTGAACAAACAAGATGATCTCGATGCGTACGAGCTCATCATGAACAACTCGCTGCAGAAAGGGTGGATTATCGCTATTGAGGAGCGTAACTGGTCCAAGGACGGTAGCACGCTGATCTGCTTTTTGAAGTATTTGATACCTGAAGAGCGGCCTGGGGTCGCCAAGAATCCTATACCTTCGCCATGATCTTGATGTACGCGGATTCATCGAAATGAAACGAGTCGGTGGGCAACTCTTCCATGTAGACCGTGTCCACGGTCACTTCGCACTTGTCTTGATTGGCTTTCCAAACGGCGATGGCGAGATTCTGAGAGAAGATAGCGATGGGGTCACTTATGTTCCCTTCGCCTGTGGCTTGAATCATATTCCCTGATTTTCCATGAGATAAATCGATATCAGATCCGTCAAAACAACCCCAAAAAGCTTTGATGGCGTTAGCGATAGGGAGGATTTTTTCTTCTTGAATCCCTTCAACAGTAACAGCACAGCGATAATATGCGCTCATGGGCCCTCCAATGAAAAAATATATGAACCCCAGGAATCACATAATGTGATCCCTGGGGCGCATTTGTTCAGTAGCAGTTAGTCGTCGTTGTCGTTGTCGTCCCCCTCGTCTTGGTTGCTGGTCTCGTCGTCTTCGTCATCAGGTAGGTCCCATTCGCAAATTTCACACACGACTTCGTCCTCCGTTGTGCTGCTGTAAAAGATTTTTGAGATACAACTAGGACTATGATTACTGCATATTCTTTTACCCGATTTTGAGGGGATTTTCTGGGTACTATTTGAGGTGAGCGGCGTTTTCTTCCGCAAAATTTGGAAACATGGGTAACGTCTTGTCATCGACGTTGGCTTCAAAGAGCTTGGTCGGTTTGGCCTCGGTGATCTCGGGACGAAGCTCCATCTCGGCGTCAATTCGGTATATCGTGCCCAGGGGATCCATGGCGAGAAGAATCATGGGCCAGTCATCTTCTTTATCGTAACCGGATTTGTAGATTTTGTAAGCAATGGTCATAGCAGCCCAAGCAGGACCTTCACGGCTAATATCCGTGAAGATCTCTTCAGCCCAAGCAGGACCTTCACGGCTAATATCCGTGAAGATCTCTTTACTTTTTTTGAACTCTTCGCGAATCTGTTCTTCTCCTAATTCCACCTCCCTGTCGTACAAACTGTTCGCTACTATGAACCGATAGACTACGTGACGTTTTTGGTTTTTGGGCGAAATCGTTGACATAGTATCTGTTCAGCTCCTTTCTTTTGGTAAATTTGGGAATCAAGATGGCTATCATCATGGCTCCAGTGGCGACGGCGATAAGTGCGCTCCCATCGGCATAGATTGCATCGATGAATGCGAACAGAAAGGTGGAAATGCAGAGCACTGTGGCTCCTGTATAAATGTAGCGAAAAATAGTCTGCTCATTCATTAGAACCCCTTGTCTTGAAAAAAAGAAAATCGAATCCGTCCAGTCTCTTCTTTCTAGTCTGTGTCTCTTGCGAGTCACTTTCTTTCCAGATGAGTCTTTTCAGATTCATTAGCTTATACCAGATAATCGCTAATTTTTTGAAAAGATGGAACTTTCCAAGCGACCACCCGATGGCCTATAATTCGGCCATGACTGAGCCGAAAAAAGACATCCGGATGCTGTTCACGACTGCGGAGAACAAGCGGGAAGAAATCCGCGATAAAGTTACGCAGGCGCTTCAGGAAGTTTTCCCCTTCAAGGGGTCCCACTACACGCTGGAGGCCAAGGACATCAAGGTCGATCCTATCGAACTTAGTCCTGATGACCATAAGCGTGCGTTGCTCCAAGCTCGAACGATTTCAGAACCAGTGAGAGGCACGCTGATTTTGAAAGATACGGAGACTGGGAAAGTAGTTGATACTCGCGAGCGAACGACGTTAGCACAGATCCCGTATCTCACGCCGATGCATTCGTTCGTGATCAACGGTATTCCCTATACAGTGAACAATCAACTGAGAGTCAAGCCTGGGGTCTATACGCGAAAGAGAAAGAACGAAGTTCTGGAAGCTTCTTTCAATCTAGCCAAGGGTGATAATTTTCGGATCTCCATGGATCAGGAGAAGGGTCTGTTCAACATGGAGTACGGGACCACGAAGATTCCACTCTACTCAGTGCTACAGAAACTTGGAATACCGGATGAGAAGATCGCCAAAGCTTGGAACCCAGATCTTGTGCGGATCAACCGCGAAGAATTTCAGGGCAAGGGGGATAAGCATCTAGAGCGGCTCTACAATCGGATGGTGTACGATTCCGCTCCTGCCGGAACCATTGAAGAAAAACTCGAAAAAGTCCGGGCCGAGTATGATCGGACATCGATGGATCCAAAGGTCAATCAGAGAACTTTGGGTAAGGCTTACGACAAGGTTACCCCTGACGTTCTTCTTGATGCTTCGGGTAAGCTCCTGCGAGTTTATCAGAACCCTGAGGATCTCGATGAGCGCGAATCAATGGCCTTCAAGCAGGTGAAGTCGGTCGATGACTTCTTTGCGGAGCGAATCAAGCTCGATGCTCGTGATTTACGACGTAAATTGATGTACAAAATCGAGCGCGGGTCGGGCAAGCTCGAGGACCTCCCGGCCGCTCCCTTCACCAAGGGGATTCGTACTTTCCTGACGACCTCATCGCTGAAAGATGCGCCCTTGCAGATCAATCCGGTCGAGATCATCGATTCGGCGGCGAAGGTCACGCTCTTTGGCGAGGGCGGCATCGGAGACATCTACGCAGTCCCCGCTGAAGCCCGTAGGCTTCACTTGTCGCAGATCGGCGTCATCGACCCGGTACGAACTCCCGACACCCAGAAGGCCGGGGTGGACCTGAGAACGACCCTGTTCACGGCTCGAGATAGGGACGGAAATATCTATACTTTACTACGTGATGCGAAGACCGGTCGGAACAAGTTCGTCCCGGTCGAAGAGGCAGCCGATTCGATCGTTGGTTTCCCAAATCAACATAAGACCGGAAATGTCGATGTCATTGAAAAGAGTCAGATTCGGTCTGTCCCTGCCTCCCGAGTAGATTATTTTATCCCTGTGACTCAAGCTATGTATTCCCCGTCTACGAACTTGATCCCATTACAGGAATCTGTAGATGGCAATCGTCAGATGATGGCTTCGAAGATGATGACCCAGGCCCTGCCTCTGGTCCACCGGGAAGCCCCGCTTGTTCAAGTCGCGTCCTACTCTGGATCCAAGTACAAGACAATGGAAGAGGAGATCGCTGTCCGGGCTGCGCCCCGATCGCCCTTTGCTGGAACGATTCAAAGCATAAAAGACGGATATATCTACATAAAACCTTCCCCAGGGAAGTTTGCCGAACTGGACGAAGAGACGAGCTACTTCGAAGGCGACTTGGTCAAGATCGCGGGGGACTCCGCTAGGGTCTCGTATTATCAGAATTTTCCTTTGGCTTCGAAGACCTACTTGGACAATCCGTTGCTGGTGAAGGCAGGGGATTCCGTTCGGAACGGCCAGTTGCTGACCGACTCACCCTTCATCAAAGACGGCACGCTCGCCCTTGGAACAAATCTGACTACGGCCTACTTGCCCTACCGCGGGATGAACTCTAACGATGCGATCGTCATCTCCGAGGGAGCAGCGAAAAAACTGACCAGCCTTCACATGTACAAATTAGGCACAGACGTTCTGAACGACATGGAGGTCGATCGGACCAAGCATCAGTCGTACTTTGGCAACAAGTACACAGCCGAGCAGTATGCAAACTTGGATGATCAGGGAGTCGTAAAACCCGGCACCCGGGTGCGTAAAGGCGATTTGTTGATTTCGACTTTACAGAAAGCTCAGGTCTCTCCTGAAGCCGAGATGCTAGGCCGACTTCACAAGAGTCTGGTAAAGCCCTATCGAGATGCTTCAGAGACTTGGGAAAAAGATCATGAGGGCGAAGTCATCGATGTCATGAAGCACGGAAACAAGATTCGGATCACTCTGAAAATGCAAGAGCCAATGGTGGTCGGAAGTAAGCTTTGCTACACAGAGGATACTGAGATTCTGACCAAGCAGGGGTGGAAGTCCGTTGCTGAAGTCACGCTCGAGGATAAGTGCTATACGATTACCACAGAAGGGAAGATCGAACTTCACTACCCCCAGGAGCTGCATCAATACCCTTCAGCTGGTACGCTGTATTGTTTGAAGTCCCAACAAGTCGATCTGCGTGTAACTTCCGAACACAATTTGCTTATTCAGATGCGAAACAGCGACAAATACGAGTTGATTCCAGCCGAGAAAGCGATTGGAAAACGCTGCCGACATCGGAAGAATGGGGATTGGGGAAGAAGCACTCCACTTGTTTACAGCCTTCCGACAATTGATTACGCGGTAAATGGCAAAGGATGCCGCATGCAGGAGAAATGCGCCGACCGTTTTTCAGCCATTCCGATGCGTCCGTGGCTCGTATTCTTGGGGGCTTATATCGCCAATGGGTCAACAACGATTCATGATCGTATGGATCGTCCTGGTGAGATAATTTATCGTGTGGATCTGCATACTCGAAACGATCAGACTCACTCCGTTTCAGGGCACCAACATACATGGCTTAAAAAGACGCTCGAGGAGTGTGGGATTCCCTTTACCGAACGGGACGATCGTCTCTGTATCCATTCGAAACAGCTTGCTTTATTTTTGAAGCCACTGGGGCACGCCGCCGAAAAACGAGTCCCTCGTGAAGTCTTCGAATGGGGGAAAGACGCAGCGGAGTGGATTCTGGAAGGACTTATCGGCTGCGATGGGCACAAGACAGTGAGCGGTTGTATTGGGTATACCACAATCTCCAAACAACTGGCGGGCGACTTCCAACAACTCGCTCTGCACGCTGGCTTTTCGGCTAATTCGTTTCCGCAAAAGCCTGCAAACGAGAAGTGGTCGCTGCGCTATTCGATTCGTTTGATCAAAGCTCGGTGCAATCCTCACGTCAATTTGCGCCCCAAAGCACAGAGAGTTTACAAAGAAAAAGAGGAGATTATCATTTCGGACGAGCCTGTTTATGGGATTACCCTCCCGAATCATACTCTTTACGTTCGGGTCAATGGGAAGCCAGTTTGGTCTGGTAATAGTGGACGATTCGGAGACAAGGGTGTCGTCTCGAACATCGTGCCAGACGACCAAATGATCAAAGACGAGACGGGTCGGCCGATCGATGTTCTCTTATCTCCGGCGACAGTTGTTTCAAGATTGAACCCGGCCCAGGTGCTCGAGACTGGCATCGCCAAAGTAGCGCAAAAAATCGGCAAGCCAATCGCTGTCGAGAATTTTTCGGGCCGGAACAACGTCGAGTGGGTCAAGCAGCTAATGAAAGAGCACGGGGTCAAAGACGCCGAGAACGTTTTTGACCCAGTGACCGGAAAGACCATCTCGAACGTCATTGTTGGGCCCAGATACTTTCTGAAACTCTTCAAGACGACTGACACGAACTACTCGGCCCGTGGTGTTGAAAATTATGACGTCAATCAGCAGCCGTCCCGAGGCGGAGACACGGGGTCAAAGTCACTGGGTCGCTTGACCTTCAATGCCCTGCTCGCCCATGACGCGCGAGGGATTCTGAAAGAGTCGGCAATCTTGAAGTCGCAAAAGAACGACGAGTTCTGGAGAGCCTATCAGTTGGGTCTACCGCTGCCGCCGTTCAAGACAACTTTTGCTTATGACAAGTTTGGCGCGATGCTCGCGGGTGCTGGCGTCAAGATGAACAAGAGCGACAATACTATCTCGCTCGGTCCTTTGACCGATCGAGACATAAATGCTGTCAGTGCAGGGAATATACGGAATTCTTTGATCGTGCGAGCCAAAGATCTCAAACCTGAAGAAGGGGGCTTGTTCGATCCGAATCTTACGGGTGGGGTGACTGGAACAAAGTGGAGTTCGGTGGCGCTACGGGAACCAGTAGTAAATCCGGTCTTCGAACGACCAGCCCAGACTCTTTTGAAAATGACTCAGAAAGAGTTCGAGGAAACGATCCGAGCCGAAGGCGGCGGTGGGATTCGTAAACGGCTGGCGACAATCGATCTCGCCAAGCGCCAAGCTGAGCTCCTCGGCAATATCGATTCTCTCAAAGGAAACAACCGAGACAATGCGGTAAAGCAGCTCAAGTACATCAAGACGCTGAGGGAGAACAAGATCGGCGCTGATGAAGCGTATACGTTGAGCAGGGTCCCAGTCATCCCGCCAATGTTTCGTCCCGTGATTCCGGGTCGCAAGGGAAACCTGTTGGTTTCGGATGCAAATTATTTGTATCGCGACGTAATCCTGGCCAATGACGCTCTGGGGAATGCAGGGTCACTCACCCCCGAGATTCAAGGGGACGCCCGAAAGCACTTGCACGATTCGGTTGCGGCGTTGTTCGGAACGAAAGAGCCCTTGAGCCCTCAACTCCAAAACAAGGGCGTGAAAGGGTTCATAGACCGGATAGCAGGCACTGGCGCTGGTCCCAAGTTTGGTTACTTTCAGGAGAAGCTCGTCGCTCGGAAGCAGGACTTGTCTGGCCGTGGGACGATTGTTCCTGACCTGACCCTGGGAATGGACGAGATCGGCATCCCCGAAGACGCGCTCTGGGACATGTACCGGCCATTTATCATGAAAGGCTTGGTTCTTAGAGGGTATCAGGCTACGGACGCCAAGAAGATGATCGACGACAAGGTGCCGCTGGCCAGAGACGTCCTGCTGGCAGAGACCAAAGATCGACCGATCTTGTTCAATCGCGCACCGGCATTATACAGGTATAACGTTCTTGCCGCGTATCCCAAACCGGTGCCCGGGAAGACGATCAGAGTCCATGAGATGCAAGCGCCAATTCAAGCCGGGGACTTTGATGGCGATGCTATCCAGCTCTATGCTCCGGTGACCAACGAGGCTGTCAACGATGCACGACGCATGACCATGTCGAACATGCTGATCTCGGATCAAGAGAAGCATTCCTTGACCAAGGTCGCCCCCCATCAGGAGGCTGTAACCGGAATCTATCTGGCCTCGATGGCCAAGCCCACGGGAGCCATCCACAAGTTTGAATCCAAGGCTGATGCTCAGGCCGCTTACATGAGGGGCGAGATCAATCTGAGCACGCCCGTCGAAATCAAAAAATAGGAGAAAGAAAATGCAACTCAAGCAAGCTTACGAACTCGGTGTGCAGTTGGCAATGGAAGAGGCAGGATTGGTGAAGGAGGCGAGTAGGTTTCGGCAGTGGCTCGCGCAACATGCAGGGAATATCGTCGGGAAGAGCCACGGAGGCGAGTATGCTGCGAGAGAATCTGTTGAAGCATTACAGCCCCTTCTTGCTGGAAATCCCAATCAAGAATTGGTGCGACTTCTTTCCCTAAAGAATACTGGAGTAGTTTCGGACACTGCGAATCCGATGCGGACTCTCTTGGATCCGAAACGACTTGTTTCGGAATTGACCCCCAAGACATCCCCAAGTGGTCTTGCAATGAACTGGACCCCAAAAAATGAGGCGTTGAGAGTACACGACTATCCTGGGGAAGTGGAAAATAGGCATGTGGAACGTATAGTGCATTATCCACAAGTGTTGCGGGACAAAAAATTGGGCAAGACTTTAGTTTCTACGAGAAAAACCAAACCAGCGAACGTTCCGCTTCCATGATGTGTAGTAAACCAGCAAACCCGGCCCCAGCGAGGACGTGACCCGTGAGCGCACCCGTACGATTGGACGAAAGGATATAGAATGCACCTCAAAACGGCATACGAGATCGGTGTGCAGTTGGCACTAGAAGAAGCGGGTCTCGTCAAAGAGGGAATGGGCTCGCTTCTTGACAATCTGACTCGTAACATTGCGTCCAAGGGGAGAACGTCCTT